GGCAGAGAGGTTCGATGTAGTAGTAGAACCGGCTGTTGCTGCACTGTCAGACCAAGTAACGGCGCGCATGAATGAGTTTGTTCAGGCCTCGCGCGCAACCGAAGCCCATGTCGATATCGAAGGACTACAAGGAGAGCTGCTTCCTTATCAGCATGCCGGTGTCGTGTACGCAGCACGCGCTCGACGAACGTTTATTGCTGATGACATGGGATTGGGTAAAACTCTCCAATCGATAGCGACACTCGAATACGTTGCGGACTCGTATCCGGCCGTAGTCGTTTGTCCACCAAGCTTGGTTCTCAACTGGGTAACAGAATGGAATCGCTGGCTGCCTAATAGAAAGGTCCTGCCGGTAACCAATCGCAAGGACTTCCCCGAACGCGGCTCGTATGACGTGGTTGTTGTTGGATACAGCAACATTGCTCACTGGGAAAAACGCTTGACCGGACATCGTTCTTACATCTTCGACGAAAGTCATTACGCAAAAACACCAACAGCACAGAGAACAAAAGCAGCAGTAAAGATGGCTAAGTCTGCTCACAAGGACGGACTCGTATTGTGTCTCACTGGAACGCCTGTAACCAATCGTCCAAACGAATACGCATCTCAACTGGAAATACTTGGAAGGCTGAAAGACTTCGGCGGCCTATGGGGTTTTTATCGCCGCTATTGCGCTGCCTATCAGGACAACTTCGGGCAATGGAACATCGCCGGTCACTCACATCTTGACGAACTAAACGAACGTCTTCGAGGAACCTGTTACATAAGAAGAACAAAAGACCAAGTACTGTCCGAACTCCCTCCCGTAATGCACAGCAAGCTGCTGGTAGAGGGGAGCTCTGCTGCAATGAAGGAATACAAAAAAGCAGAAACAGATATCTTGTTGTACATCGCAGAACGAGCACGACAACTCGCTATCGAACAGGGTAAACCGTCTTACGGTGCTGCTATTCACGCAATGATTAGAGCAGAAGCAAACGAACATCTAGTTCGACTCTCGGTACTCCGTAAGCTCGCTGCCAAAGCAAAGATGGAAGTGGTGGAAGAATGGATAAACACCCGTATAGAGAATGGCAAGAAGGTTGTTGTCTGTGCTCACCATCGAGACATTGTTGACGAGTTGGCTAGGAAGTTCGGGAACTTGCGTATTCAGGGTGGAATGAGCGTAGAAGAAGTCGAAGAGAACAAGCGCCGCTTCCAGACGGAAGACATCGAAAGCGCACCCGTAATCGTTCTGTCAATACAGGCCGCAAAGACTGGACACACATTGACAGCAGCAGAAGAGTGTTTGTTTGTCGAACTCCCGTGGACGCCCGCTGATGTGGACCAAACTTACAGTAGATTGCACAGAATTGGACAAAAGGGAAGCGTAACGGCAACGTACATGCTCGCTGCTGGAACAATAGACGAAGAAATCTATGAGATTATCGAGAAGAAACGTTCAGTAGTAAATGCTGCCATTGACGGCGGAGAAGTAGATAACTCTGATTTGTCTACTCAGATGATTCTTTCCTTATTAGGTAAGATTGCTTAGTCTTCTGTTGCCTGTGATTCGGAAGAATCAACACCGGCTACGATTTCTTGCGCAATAAGCTTCGCGTACTTGCGGCGTAAGCGCCAAATCTTTCTATTCATCTCGGTAAGCCCGCTGCTCATGCGTGCCTTAATGATTGCGTCATCATCAAAGACTCCGTGGGCGTTAAACAGCGCGTCATGAAGTTCTGTGTCCTCGATTAAGATGTCTGAAATCCATCCGGCTCTCTTGTCTATTGACATCATCAGTTCACACATTCCCTCTGCGCCAAACTCGTCCCAAAGACGGTTTACGACAATGTTGCAGAAATGACTACGGTACAAGCGCTGAGCTTTCTGTGATTGTGACATGAACTCAGAGAGCCATACAGCAAGTTCAGCACTCGATGGGCCTTCCTCGTCATCAAAGTCAAAGACTTCATCGTTATCGTCATTTTCGTTCACGACTGTTCCCTCCGGCTTTGTCTATCTAAATGATACAGCCGAGATTAGGATACTCCTGACAATAGATAATCCTGAGCCTTTACTTTTGCTCGTGTCACCCATGAGTTGTTGCTCATAGACGCAAGTGCTCGTTCGGTAGGTGTTGCTTCTCGATAGTGGTCAAGATACTCACCAATGGCGTTGACCAAAGACCACCCGTTGTACCCGTAGTTCTTTGCGTTGTTATCGTTTGCATAGATTGCTCGAACCAATGCAGTAACTTCTTTGTGGTTTGTTTCTTGACGTGCTGTTGCATCTTTGTTTATTGGGAATACTTGATTCAGTGTCTTGTCAAGTATTTGAGAAGAAGCTGGAACATTTATCGACAGCAACTTTTCTGCAGTAAGCGTGAACTCGCGAGCCCATTCGGTCGAAATATTAAGAACCTCGTTCGCTTGCTCCATTGCTCTGTCTGCATTACGTGTGTGACGAGCGGTAAAGACTCGCTTTGCTGACGAAACACCCGCAATAACCGTGTTTTTACATACGGCACGAATGCTCGTGTTCGCAAAGGTGATTGCTGTTTTGCCGTCATGTCCGTTATGCACGAGCAGATAACGCTCAATCGAGTCGTTGATTCCTGCTGGGTCAATTATCAAAGCACCCATGTCAATAGACGCAAAGAATTCACAGCCATCTCTCAGAACTCCACATGTATCGACTACTGCATCTCCGTCCGAAGCACCAACTATGTCGAGGGCGTAGTTGAGACATTCACGATTCTGCTGCACAACATAACGAGTACCCACTGTTGCTAGGCCATTAAACGACCCGTCAGTATTTACCCGTACTGTTGCTCTGCTGTCTGGAACGAGGATTGTAGTTCCGTCCGGCTGGCGAATTGGCTCCCCGTCGTCGTCACATACTGCTACCCGTGTGGTTACTACGTCGAAATCTGCCTGTGCTGCTGCAAGCATTGCCTCGGCTGTTTGTAGCCCTTTCATAGGCTGCCCAAGCTTGTGCCATGGAATCTGTCGGTCCGCGTACGCCATGCGTGCTGTGCCGTCTTTGTTGATTTCTATCTGATGAGCCATTGCCGTCTCCGTCTCTTTTGCCTGTAGATAAATCTATCTGAAAGGTGTCCACTTCTAGTGCAACAGTTATGACCGGGGCTCTCCCCCTCGGGGAGCGTTGCTCGTGCGTGGGGGAGATGAGAGATAACTTGCTGGTTTGAGCAAAGTGGCACACTGATGGAGGCGCACTAGTAGGGGAGATAACTTTTAGACAGTCTGTACCTCTGCTGATATGGTTTGGTTATTCCAACTGAAAGGGGAACCCAATGAACCTAGAGCAAGCACTTCTGCTAGTTTCCGAGAGCATCAACGCACACCTACACATGGAGCGCCTGATGGCGTCCGACATTAGCGCAAGCCGTCAGGCGATGCAAGACCAAGCCCGTGACACATGGGACGCACAGGACTACAAGGACGCAACAGAGGGTGGCTGTGGCTTCCCGTGGGAATCCGACGAAGAGAACGAGTGGACGAGCATCATCTCACGAGACACGACCTTCGCTCTCATGCACATCGCAGTGAACATGGTCATGGCTCTCGTGCCTGAGGAATGGACGGAGGCAACCCGTGAGGACTGGGTGGCGTTCCTAGACCAAGATTGCACGCTTGACTCAGACGCCGTGGCGCAGTTCATGCATGGATGGGACGGGGAGTTCACCTACTGACCACCCCACAAAAAAGACGGCACTCGGGGGGTCACTCCCCCGACACCGACCGTCCGTCCGTCAGAGCGAGAACAACCGCAGCGGAGCAAGGGCGTTAGGCGACAAAAGCCGGGGCTATCACTCAAACCTGCCGACGCCGAGAGCATGACGGGGTGGTGAGAGATAACTTTTGGAAACCTGTACTGATGGTGGTACATTGTGTGCATGAGACAAGTACCCACAGCATCACTAGCCCATAGCCTGCACACCGATTACCTGCAATACCGAGAGAGTCACCCAACGATGGACAGACTCTTGCATCTCGGATACTTTCGCGCCTCGTGGGCAGACAGCGACACATCGGTTGTGACCCGTGAAACATTAGAGAGCGAAGCAGAAAGAGGCGCAGTCCATCATGAAGTGCATCGCGCACTAGATGACACAATCATCGCACTCAGTGACACCGTGTTTCTCACTGACGACCTGCGTGAGTTGGTCAAGACAGCAGAAGCAACAATGCCTGATGAAGTGTTATTTGAGACGGACATTTTCACCCCGTGTGGATTTATTGTGATGGAGACCCCACTGAATAAAACAGTACGGTCACTCATGGGAGCAGAAGATTTTGATTCAGTGCTAACGCTCGCAAAAAAGTATGGCGCAATAGTGAGTGGAACACGCAACGACAACGAACCCAACGAAGATGGCAACTATGTAGGTGCAGAGAATTGGGAAGTGCAAGCGTTTGCATGGGCTGACGCGAGTGCAATAACACCCATAGCACTTTTAGAAATAGAGAAACGATTTGGCAAGGACAGTAACGAGTACGATTTTGCTCAGGGCGTTTCTGAAAACTCAGAAGACGCTAACGCTATTCAGGTGCGTGTTTTCGGAACTCTCGTATCGACTACTGTCAATGGTCTGACGGTAGAAGTGCCACAACTACACCTTGCTCCGTTACGACTAATGGATAAGTACGCGTTCTTCTATGGAGAAGATGGAATGGAAATAGAACGCAAAGCAAATGGGGGAGATAAGTTTTCAGGGAACGAAATCGACGAGTCGTCATGGGAACGAAGCAGAGAGGTGCGCCGTTTTCTTGTTGCTCTGTTTCGCTTGATGGAAGAATATGTAGATAGAGATACAACCGTTCTCCCTCGCGCTTTCGGAAGACGCGCTACCCGTGGTGGTCGTAAGGGCGATGCAAAGAGTGTCACCACACTTTCATTGCGTCGCGCTCTCTATGACGAGACAGATGGAACGGGAGCAAAGATAACGCTTGCTCATTTAGTCCGTGGTCACTGGCGCAACCAGTGGTACCCATCACGCAAGACCCATCGTGCGAAATGGATACAGGCTCATCGTCGCGGTGGAAACATCACAGACGAAGTGATGGAGCGCCCGCGCATCATCAAGGTAGACCGATAGGCGCATCGGTTATCTCCCCTCTCTCGTGGCGTTGAGTGAGGGGAGATAACTATCAGAGCGTGACTAGTCGCGCCTGATGACGAAGTTGACAACGCGTTCGTTGTCTCTCGTGTAAGGGAAGTAGAGCGCAAGACCGAGA